AAATGTTGTGCTTTTGCCTTGTCCATTTGATAAATCAGTTGCAGAAATAGTTATTACGTTTGAAGGTAATGACACACCAAATGTGCAAACACCTCCGGCACCAATACCAATCGGTAGTGTAGAAGAATTACCAAATAATCCGGTAATAGTTGTTATAACTTCTAATACTTGCCCACTACCACCACCTCCGCCGCTGTGTATTGTACTCTGACCACCTAAAACATCTTGATAACCAGCACCGCCAGCACCGCCACCACCTACTACAATTGTGTAAATGGGTAAAATATTTGGTGAATCACCTAAACTGTTTACTATGGCAGTTGTGTTATTGGTAATTTTATAAATGGTATTGCCATTTGCTGTGGTTACATTTGCACCACTTACTGTAACATTGACTGGCGTAATTAGACTGATTGTCAGGGGATTACTGAAACCTATTACTGTGTTAGCATAACTTTTAAGTATCAAATAAGAACTTAAATTACTGGTAGTATAATTATTTCTAGTTTGTAATGTTCTAGAAAAACTAGCGTCACCATTGCTGTTTAATATTACTGTGCCGCTTAATGGCTCAACAAAGTCACTACTGTCAAAGCCCGGTATTTCAAAATTTAAAACTGTGTTTGCTGTTAGATTAGAAGTAATATTAAAATTAACTACATCGCTGTTTGCGGCAATAGTATACGCAACGTTAAATTCACGTTGTGGGTATTTGCTAATTGTAGTATCAGTTTTAAAAAACCCAAAGCGTTTTGACATTGTCTTATATTTACCTTTATGGTTTTTCTGGCCAGACTATGTTGTTTACATCTGCTGTGTTAGTAATATCACGCAATGCTTGTCTATAAGTATTCCATTCGGCACGTTTCTCTTCTGATAATGGGCTATCTGGCAACTGTGTCCAGTCAGTGGCAGCAATTAATTGGTTACGTGTAAAGCGTACATCATCCATGTTAATGGACATATGCTCTTTATACTGTTTTGCTATTTCAAATCGTTCTGCTATAAGGCTCATATCTTTTTCCTATTATATATTTGCTGTAGGATATAGTAATCTATCATTGGGATCGAAGAATGCTTTGTTACCTGCACTAATACTAAAGAATGGTGTCATTCCTCGTTGTCCATCAATGGTGTTTTCTACAGTTGTAGCACCAACACCGCTAATACTAATTAGTTTAGCATTTGGATAAACATAGAATCCATAACTAACACGAATCTCTGGTAATGATGTAATATTATAAAATTCTGTTCCGTATCTATATACTAGTGTTGAAAACCCTGTGGTCTGCACGTTGCCTGTGGTACTGAATACAGGTGTATTGATTGGTAAATTTAGTGTTCTAATAAAGGAACCATTTGTAACATAGTCAACGTTTGCTACTAATGCTTGATCGGCCACAACGTTGCCTGTATAATCAACAAAGGTGCTTACGCCATATTGTGCTGCTAATTGTATTGTTAGAAGGGTCAGTTAAAAAGTTTTGCACGTTACCTGTTACTGTTGCAGTTGGATAAGTGTAATAATACAAACTTTGTGTATCGAAACTGTTTGGATCATTAACAGTTGTAGGACTGCTGGTAACATCTGCGTTAGCAATGTTGATTGGCGGAATATTTTCGATGAAGTTAATACCTGCCGCACCGGGTGCTACAGCAATGCTATTAATTACGTTTGATGGTGCTACTTGGAATGTGCCTGTGCTATACTTAAGGCTTGCCACGCCAGTTATTGTATCAAACATATCAACTACCATGCGGAAACCGGTATTTTCATCGAATTCGAAGGTGTTAATACCAAAGTTTACAATAGTGTTAGGTTCAAAGTAATTTAGATTAGCATTACCTGTGCCTTGTGTAAGCACTATGTTATTGACGTTTGCATTGGCAGTATTTTCAATTACTACTCTAGCAGTATTGTAGTTAACATTAGCCGGCACAGTAATGGGCACATTGATGAATGTGCTGGTGTTGCTGAACATGCTACCATATGCTGCGCGGACATTTGCTATTGGTGTGTTTGCAATAACAGTACCTGTTGCAGGATCATGTATGTTTGCAGTAGTGCCAGTGGGATCATTTACAATGATAATATCACCAATACTAAGTGAAGCATTACCATTTGTTACCCACCAGTTGCTGATACCAGTTACTGGTTTAGGTAAATCTTCTACACCAATTAAGTCATCGTACACATCACTGCTGTATTCTAACAGTGTAAGGTCTACTGTGATTACACCTTCGGCATCTTCTTTTTCTGTTACACGCATTACACGGAACAATCTGTCTACGTAACCGTATAATGTACTGTTTAGTTTAATTACATCACCTACGTCCACTTGCATGGCACTAAAGTCTGCTGTAAATGACAGCACAGTATTGAATCTGCTTTGGTTAAGGTCAATGTTTGCTAATTGTGCAACACGACTACCGTCATTGACCATGTCCAATCTATAATCAAGTTTGTTATATGGTTCATTAGGATTCAACACAGCAGGATCTAGTTCAGCGTAATAAACGTCTGTTTGGTCCTTTTGATTTACACTGGGATATTCAATTTCAATAGCATTGTAAAGACTAAACAATTCTGTACTGCCAATGTTAATGCTACTGACAATATTGTCGTCATTAAAAACAAAAGCGTTGGCAATATAAGCATTGCTTACTGCTCGAGTAGGCACAACACCAAACTTACCTAACTTATTGTTGTAGGTAAAGAATGCTCCACCACTTAAACAAATTTTATTAATATTTTGTTTTACAGTATTGAATGTGCTGAGAGCACCATCAATTTGATAGCGACTGTGTTGCACTGTTACATTACTGGTGTTAACATAACTTACATTGGCAGCACTGAATGTGCGCCAATCATCAAAACTACTAGTGTCGATGAATGTGTTGGCTAAGCCAGCGCCATAACGGTCATTGCGTAAGTAATCTAATAATACGTTAGCAGGATTTGTTAAATTGTTATTGATGTCATAGGTAATTGCACCTAATGCAGTTAAACCATTTTCACTATCATAGTCCATTTGAAAGATAGCAAACACTAGATCTTCCATGGAGTGATTAACAGTCCGGATTTTACCGCTGATGTTTGTGGCACTGGTAGCATTAGGATCAATCTGTCCTGTTACTGTTGCACCACTGAATAATAACTCTGCATCATCTCTATAGATACTGTTAATGGTCCATACGTCTTCATCATTATATTCACTGATGACCATTGCATAGGTCATGGTTTTATTTTGATTGCTGATGGCAGCGTCAAAGATCACACTACCAGTATAATTTCGCCCATATAGCCTAGGTATCTTATTGTCTGTTGCTGGAGGCAACTGGATTTTGACACCAGGGTCTTGTCCAGTACCGGTGGCTGGTTTTTCATATACGCCCAGTAGTTTGGCTGTGCCGATGGCTAGACCGGTGGCAATTAGTCCTGTTGCAATTGTTGCAACAACACCAGTAACACCTATAGCAGCAACAATTGCTGTTGCGATTGCAGTGAATACAGCCATTAACTTAGTCCCTCATATACATAATTTGTTTCGATGGGCTTCCACCCGCGTTTTTCTAAATCAAAGTCTGGACTTATAGTCATATTTGTAAGCACAAAATTATCAATAATTTCTTTCTGCTGTAACTCTTTACCAAACTTTACATATTCCATTAACAGGCGATAGCCCATTGTGGTATTTCTATATTTGGGCTCTACCCACCATGCTAGTTCTTTCATTACACGCACATGCGGTAACCAACTGTCACTCATGATTTGTGCAATTAACATTCCGTGTATTTCGCCTTCACTCTCAGCAACTAGCACACAACCTGCACTTTTTACTTTTGCTAAAAAGTGTTGCACACCTCTGTAATTATAATCTGGATCATGATATGCACTTACTGGAGCACTGTTGGCAAAGTTAACCATTAGTTCCATTACTCTATCAAAATCTTTCAAATCTGCATGTCTAACCATTTTAGTCTCTAGTTCAAATTAAAATTAAAATCTTCAAAGCCGCGTCCGCCGGGCCCGAAGCCTCCGCCGCCGCCATATCCATAACCACCGGTGTATTTCTTACCAAAGTCAAAACTTGTATTTTGTAATGCTTTAACACGGTCAAAACTTACATCGGTGGGATAATAACGTTTGCGGTCAGTTTCATTTGTTCTTTGACCTCGAATCTGTGTTTCTAACAAACTGTTTAGGCTAGCACAACTTATTGATATTTGATTGGTAAGTTCACCACTGAGAAAGTTAGTTGATTCTTCAACATTAAAGTTTGTGATAATGCCTCTGTAACGTTCAAAAATTTGTCCAGCAATTGGTTGCAGTGTAGTTGTATCAAAGAAGCCGCGGCGCACAATTATCACAGTGTCGCCATTGGTTGTTTTTAAATCTTCTGTAACATCGCCAATCTGCAAGAAAGCACCTAGTTCTGTATAGGTGTTACCACTAATGGTAACAGGCTGATATGCGCTGCTGATGTAATATGTAACATTGCCTAGGGTAAGGTCAATGAACAGCGCATGACTTATCTTTGTTCCTTGAACTGCTGTAATTGGTGTAGTCATTAGTCTTCAATAACCTCTGCTAATTCAAATGCGCCGCTCCATGCTATTCTGTCATAGGGGATTACACTGTAACTGGGTTTGGTAACTATTAACATATTCCAAGTTACATCTTTGCCTACTTTAATTCCAGCGCCTACTTCAGTATAGCCTGCTTGGTCAATAAATGGTCTGTTAATGGGCACAGTGATTGTGCTGCCGCTGCCACGTGTTACATCTGCGGTTACAGTGTAAGGATATTTGTAAGCACCGGTGGGCATCCAATAGTCACCTTTGCGGAACACAAACGTTCCTGAACTTGCACTCACTGAACTTACATTCATTACTACGTTTAATACGTTAGCACTGCTAATTGTAATATCACCGATTTGTGCATTACTTAATTGACCTTGATAATTTGTAATATATGCTAGGCCCGGATTAGAACTACCAATGTTAATGGTAGAAGTTTGAGTTCTATCTATTCTATCTAGTTCTTCTAACATGTTTCTGTTGGTGCTGTATTTCATGCCGGCGTGCATTTCCACAGTCATTTGCCATGGAATATTACTAGCAATGCTGGATATTTTAATAATACCACTACGGCTTACAGTATAACCGGATACTTTTCTACGGTCAATGGTGATTGCCACACTGTTGTTTATGATTGTTTGTAAACTCATCTTGGCAATCTCCTAGCGCCTAGTTGTGTTACGCTGTAAATAAATTCTGGATCGCGTGCTACCATTTGTTTGAAACTCATTGCATCTACTGCATTGATATTATAAGTTACTTGTGTAATACTTGGTGTAGGTGAAGGACCACTTAATAATGCAGCAGTATCTCTGGTACTTACTACATTGGCTGGACCTTTTACAATCTCTGGTCCACGCTCTCCAGCAATACCAAACTTACCGCTAGGAATATGTCCGCCATTAGCAAACAAGCCGGCAAACATACTGCCTAATGGACCACCCTTGCCAAAGATACTGAGGAACAGTTTGTTCACCTGCATCTTAATAATTTCCATCATTAAACTGCGGAATAAGTCTTTGAAACTTAGTTTACCTGTTTCAACAAACTTCATGATGCTGTTAGTAAAGCCTTCTGTAATTGTGCTGAATATGCGTTTAGCATAACCTGCTTGATCTTCTACAGTTACACGTAACTGTTCAAAGTATTGACCATATGCTTCAGCCCAACCTTGTGCAAATTTTCTATTTTCTTCATAGAATGTGCGTTCTGCGTTAGTTCTATCAGTAACCGATTGAATTTGTGCATCTCTAATTTGAGTTAGATAACCCAGTGTTCTTTCGAGATTTGCTTTTTCACGTTCTTGTGCTTCAACATCACCGGCTACTTTCATTGCAGCAATACGTCCGTCGCTTTCACGTTGTAATAGTTCACGTTGACGTGCATAATCTTCTTCGATTTTACCAGTTTCAGTAATTTGTTGTATGTTGAATGAATTAAATTCACCAATTAACTTTTTACGTGTTGCTAAGTTTACAGCAAATGCAGCAATTTCTGCATCAATGTTACGTTTTTGAGATGCATAATCCATTGCTGCACGCAATTGAATCATAGCATCACCAGTTGCTTTGACTAATCCTAATCTATCATCAAAGATTTTATTAATTTCTTCTTCTTGTGCTGCACGTTCAGCAGGTGTTAGTCTTTCTAATTTAGAAACTTCTGCTAGTTGACGGCGTCTTTCTTTTTCAATGTCTAGAATTCGTTGTTGTAAGTCCGCTTCTTCGCTGGTTAAAAACAATCTCTTAACATCTAGATTATATTGATCTTGAATGCTTTGTGTTTGTTCTTTAATAGTAATAATTTGATCTCTAGCACGTTCTAGATCACGTTCACGTTCACGTGCAATTCTACGTGCTTCAGCGGCTGCTTCACGTGCAGCCTTAGTAGCATCCTTTTCTGCTTGTGCTTTGGCTTTGCCTGCTGCTAGTGCTTCGGCAGCAGTTTTTCTACTGACAGCAGCATTCTCTTCCATGGTTTTGGTTAATGCTTCGTAATTAGTATTATTTTCTTGTATCTTTGCATCACCTTGAGCAAACAATTGATCCATGGCATAATATGCAGCACCAACAGCAGCAACACTGGCAGCAATGGCTGCTAGACCAACACCTGTCATACCAGTCATGAATGCCTGTGCTGCCGCAGCACCCATTATAACTGTTCGTAAGTATTGGAATGTTTTAATTAATCCAGCAAATGCAGTAGCAATTATACCAACACTTCTAATTACACTTGCGCCAAATGTAACTAACATCAACGTGCCAATTACCTTAAGGATAGTAATGATATTATTGCCAACAAAGGTAAAGATTTTGTTTAGATTACCTGTGTTTTCTTCCATTCTACCAAATGTTTCTATAATGGTATTCTGCATCTGTGTAAAACTATCAGTGATAGTTGGAACAGTTTGAGCAAACTTAGTATCAATACCATCTGCCATTTCTTGTGTGGCAGCAAGAATTACTTCACTGGTCAATGCACCTTCGGTAGCAAGTTTCTTTAATTCGCCTACACTATCTACACCTACTGCTTTTGCAAATGCTCTCATGAACACAGGTGCGTTTTCCATTAGTGAACGGAATTCATCACCTTGTAGGCGTCCACTGGCTAAGGCTTGACCAAACTGTAGAATAGCAGCACTGCTTTGTTGTGCACCTGCGCCTGATGCTTTAAGTGCTTTGGTAAATGTTTCGGTTACTTGTGCAATCTCAGTTTGTGTTAGTTTAAGAGCATCGCCGGCAATTTTAACTTTGGTATAAAGATCCGCGACATCTGCTAAACTACTGCGTGTTTCAGCAGCAATGCTACGAATATCACCAAATGCTCTTACCTGTTCATTAGTGGTTTCAAATGTTGCGCGGATTTTGTTTTGTAGATTTTGCCAT